TCCCAGTAAAAGCCGGGCTTGTAAGTGATGCGAAGTAAGCGTTAACCCAAGCTGTATTAGGTGGGCGTGATGTATTATCTAGATAAGGAGGAGTGCCAACTATAGCAGTGCCTTGTATGACAGGGTTAAAAACTGGTAAGAAGCATGCTTGCACCCATTCTGTATTAGCTGCTTTGGTTGTGTTATCACTAGCACCTGGAGTTGGGACAGTCACAGTGCCAGTAAAAGTCGGGCTTGCTATGGGAGCGTAAGCTTGCCCTTTTACCCATGCGGAGTTTACTGCGCTTGAAGAATTATCGGAAAGTGCTTGAGTAGGGATTGTAGGACTTGCTGAAAAACTAACTACGCCAGTCGATCTTACAACGCTTAATGGCACACCTAATGAAGTTCCAGCATCGGCATAGCTTACAAGTTGTAAGTTAGAACCTGCGTTAGAACCGGATTCCGATCCAACATAGCTTAATCCCCATCTATTAGATGTACCATTTTGTAGGAATAAAGCAGTTTGTGTGTTTAAGTTTTCGGATGCTGTTACGTTTCCTATGCTGTCTATGCGTAAGCCGCCCGATGTGCCTGTTGCGTTAGGGCCAATAACTAAGCCGCCTGTATTTACCGATCCTGTAGAAAACCAAATGAGTGAATCATTAGCTTGTGTGATTGGATTTAGAGCAGCTACGCCAACTCGCGGAACAAAGTTTATGCCATAAGTTCCATTTTCTACTACAAGTGCTGATGTGCCCGACGTAGCACCATAGTTATAACCAGTTATTAGATTACCGGTCATTGTAGAACCAGCTATCTTAACATAAAGTGAACCAGCATTTGTAATCAAGTTTAGAATGTTTTGAACAGCAGTTGGGCTTCCTTTATTAAGAGCCACACCACCTGCTGTTGACAAGTTTCTAAACTCGGCATCTACTCCGTTATACCAGTCGCAGTCTGCGTTAGTGGCAGCTAGAGTTAGATTACCATCTGTAAAATAGCCGGGTGATCCAGATGCTTTTGGTGTTGGCAGCACCGAAACTGCTGTATTATCGTTAGGAGGAAAATATCCAATCGTCATCTAAAATCCTTATTAGTTCGGAGTGAAGAAAATATTTGTGTGTGCTGGTTTTATTCTATTAAACTCGTAAGCCAGCAATGTTATATCTGTATTTACACCCAATGGTTGACCAACAGGCTGACCAACTTTCAAGGGTTTGTAATAGGCATTGGCTACGTGAACTATCCAACTGAAATCACCATATGTATCGGCGCATCTTTGACCAGCATAAAAGCCTGCTCGTAAATTGCTTAGTTCTTCAATCCAAATCGTGTATCCTAAAATAGCTGCGTAATCGATAAAGTATTGAGGTGATTGACCACCTAAGTCTGTTACACGCAACAGAGTGATCATTTTAATCTGATCATTTGTAAGTGTTTCAGGGTAATCAGAACCGGGGACACTTACCGATTTGCTCCACACGTCTAAGTTCTGAACCGTAGTAGTTGGAAAACACTCGGTCTGGCAGACCTCAGAATATTGTATCCAGCGCAATAAAGACGGCACAAAAAGCTGGACAGTAGCAAAAAGATTTGAATCTGTAGTTTTAGGCCAGCCATCACCGGAGTGTAAAAGTTTGGTTAGTGCTGTTGTATATGCTGTAATATCGTATGCCATAATATATTTATGCCCAAGTTATACTAGAAACTACAGGAATAGAACCATATGGTATTGTGACACTGCTATTCGGTATGGTTAAGTTGTAAGAAGGCACAACCCCTACAAGTGCTACGTTAAGAGCCGACTCGTAAATGGTCTGACCTAGAGGAGTGCCGATTGCTAAAAGTTCGGCTTGAACCGCAGCCAATGCCGCACTCTGCATCGCAACCGGCGGAGCAGAAGGGCTGTAGCTGGTCTGAACCGTCACGCTAATAGTTGTCGTAGTCGGTCCGTAAACCTGGACAAACGCTGTCGCAGGGCGTTTGTAGGGCTGATAGATGTAGTTCGCCACCGCAAGCTGGTCGCCGGTAGCGATAGTGGCACCACCGCGTGTTTCTAAAGCTGATGTGCCATTCGTGCCGTTAGGAATGCCCCAAGTGTGTAGACCATCATCAATGCAGATGAACACGATAACCTGTCCGAACGGTGCCATACCGCTTGAAAGCCATACGCGCGTTACACCTACATTGGGACAAGCTAATGCCCATACGATATAGTCACCAGTTCCACCACCGTGCGGAGGAGCGGATCGTGCTTGTTGAGCGCGCAAGTTTAGCGCAGCATCAGTTTCCTGATCGGTTCCGCCAGTCATTGAAATGATGGTGCCAGCGTTTACAACGTTTGGAATAGTGTTATTAAGCGTAATAGCAGTGCCAGGAGCTAGATTAGTAACCGATCCGGTTTGTTGAGTTGTAAGAGTGGATACTACAAGCGTGCCAGCAGCCGTAGCTACAGCATCCGCGTTGCTTTGATAAATGACTGAGTTCTGTCCAGAGAAAATCGATCCGGCAGGAATAGTAACAGCAGCGTTGACTATAAACTGTGCTGAACCGGGACCAGCAGAAGCGGCTTGTTTTCGATAAACAGCCCAAAGTGCTGCCCATCCATCAGAATATTCTTCCTCAGACGTCCAAGGTATTGCGTTTTTGAATAGGCCATCAATATAATGATAACCATTATCAATAGCTCTAAAAAGTGCTCTACCAAGTGATCCTAAACGAGATGCTGCTTGAACCGGCTTATTTAAGGCAGTTGTGAAATCAGTCCAACCTGATGAACTTATTTGATTATAGTTAGGTCTTAAAAGAGGCATTGTGTTCCTTTATAATACATACGGCACAACTCTTACGGTGCCATTGTTTAGAATAACTGTTACTAAAAGTTGTATGGCTTCAGATGATATCCAACTAGCGTGTATCTCGGCGGGTTGTTTAATATAACCAGTTTGATAAATGTAATCTGCTGCTTGTGCGGCGTAACCCTCTATAAAAGCTAGAACCGTATCACCGGATACGTAACCCATTAAAGCTAACCAAAATAGATTACCGGATTCGCCAATATAGTTATCTTGCCAGCAACCGCGTCTATCGAAACCGACCACGCCACGATGATTAGGGTCAACTACACGGTCAGTAGAAAAAGCATAGTTGAGCATGTCTATAACGTCGTCTTCAAGTGAAGTTTCTTCAACATCAGCTAGATTAGCTGGATCTTCCCAATCCATGTCCCAAGTATCTGGGTTTATCAGTAAGTGAATATCTGCCATCTTATCCTGTTGGTCCTCCGGTTCTGCCTGAACCTGTTTGAACACCGGTGTGAACGTGTGTATCTACATCAATGCCATTAAATGTGCCGTTGCCTGTCGCTATCATAGCGCCATTAAGCTGTAAGCTTCCATTTATTGTGCTGTTAGCGTTTATCGTTAAACCGGCGGGTGCTGTTATATTTATATTTCCAGTTCCGATGATGTTTATCGTATTGTTAGTGAGCCAAATAAGCTGACCTCGATAGTCGTATTGCGCGCTATCACCAGCTAATAATCCAAGTGGTCTGTATCTTTCATCCGTAGTTGAAATAGATCGACCATTCCCGTTTAGTCCACCGATATTCACAAGCGTATGTTGAGAACCGGGGAGTGATCTAGAAGCAAACCCATAATCTTGATGTATGCCCACATCGGAAACTACACCATTACCAACTATGCTTAGTCTAGTTGTAGCAGTAAGTGTCTCGTATGTTGGCTCAAGTTGTGTAGCCTGCATGATAAAATGCTGACTTTTAGATTCAAGTCTTTGAACTCTAGATCTTAAATCATTTAACTCTTGGTGAAGTCTGTCATTCATTAAGCAAAACCTCCATCCGTGTTTTGTGGAGTAAGTGTAGATTGTGCGTTAGATCCATATGTAGCTGAATAAATGTCTGTATCCATTGGTATAGAAATCGGTTCAACGCTAAAGGCATCTTTCGGCATAAGGGTTAGTCTTGTCAACGTTCCACCATTATAAAGTAAAGTGTAGGTACATTCAGCAACCAGCCAAGTGACAGGTGGCAAACATTGATAAGGAAAGTTAAGTGACACAAGTTGGTTAGGACGCCATAGTTGACCAGCATCATCACGCCAACCAAATACTTCTACTTCCATCTGCTGTGCTCGACCTTTGTTCCTGTTTGCTAGCCATTGTGCGTAAACCTGTTGCGGATTATTAGTCTGATAAATCGCTTGACTTAGATTTAAGTCTTGGATCTTTCTATATTTACGCACTCTAGGTTTGCCATTTGCTGCTAGACGATTGTCGAAGAAAGCATCGTGAACATAACCGATGCCTGCTGTATTAGGAGTGACATTTACAACGTCCGGATTAGATGCTGCTGTTTGAGCGAACACTTGATAATCGCTATAAATGTTAGTCACATCATTATCAAAACCGCTACTTAAAACATTCCAATGTGAGAGCACAGTAGATGAAGGAGGTTCAGAAGCCGGAACACCGAGCACTAAGTTGCCATTGTTATCTTCGTAAATCAGCGAACCAGAAAACTTTGCTAGATAATCGATTTCAGTAAAAGCAGCATCCCCCATATTGATATTCATAGCACCTGGGAAAACAATCGAGTTTGCTAGACTGTTAGTAGCAACTACATTCACATTGTATACACCAGCTATTTTCGATACAGCATTTGTAATAGAGACACCTTGTAACTCGGATATAAGCGTGCCATTTTGATTAAAAAACTCCGCTGTGCTATCCACAAGATCACATGTTGAACCACGGATATTATATGTGAT